ACATGAGCCAATCAATCAAGCAGTTCACCACTGGTTCGCGTGACGCTACGGCTTCCACGACTGTTGGCGCTACCGTGACTTCTGAAGGTTCGTCTACTGTAACCTTGGCTCAAGGATCGGTTACTACAACCATCAAAGCCGGTGACGTGTTTACCATTGCAGCTTGCTCTGCTGTAAACCCGCAAACCCGTGAAACCACTGGTTCGCTGTTCCAGTTTGTGGCTTTGGCTGACGCTACCGCTGTGTCTGGCACTTGGACTGTGACTGTTGCTTCTATGTACTCGGCTAACCATGCCTTGGCCACTATGGACGTTCTGCCGCAAAACAGCAAGGCTGTGACCTTCGTGGGCGCTGCTTCTACTGCTTACGCTCAGAACTTGGTGTACCACAAGGACGCCATCACGTTCGCTACTGCTGACCTGTTGCTGCCCCAAGGCGTTGACATGGCTGCACGTTCTGTCCATAACGGAATCAGCTTGCGTGTCGTTCGTCAGTACGATATCAACAACGATCGGATGCCTTGCCGTATCGACGTTCTGTATGGCTACAGCACCATTCGTCCACAGATGGCTTGCCGCGTCTGGGGTTAATCAATTCTTTTTGAAGGAAAATTATCATGGCTATTCCTAATGGCGCAGGCGGTTACCAAGTTGGTGACGGCAATCTAAGTGAAGTCAACATGAGCGTGCAATCGACTCCAATAGCAGTTACTGCTGCTGCGACGTTGACGGCTGCTCAACTGACCAATGGCATCATCACCTACACAGGTGCAGTCGCCACTATTACGCTGCCAACTGCGGCTCTTACCGATGCTTTGGTTTCCAGCGCAAAAGTAAACAGCTCTTTTGACTTTGCGGTCATCAACATTGGCGGCACTAACACTGTCACCATCGCTGGTGGTACTGGCTGGACTTTGGTTGGTACGGCTACGGTCGCTGCTGGCGTATCCTCGCAGTGGCGCGCTGTCAAGACCGGCGACGCAGCCTGGTCTGTGTACCGTTTGGCTTAAACCTAAGTGGGGGCTTCGGCCCCCATTTTTAAGGAAACAATCATGTCAAATACCAAAGCAATCGGCGTCTCTTATCTTGACCCCGAATTTTCTACCTGCTACGCTACCGAGGAAATTGGGTACGCAACAGCAGCGCAAGGTACTGTGACGCAAGCAACAGACAAATCCACGGGGGTAACTCTGAACAAGTCTGCTGGTCGCATCACAATGAACAACGCAGCGTTGGCTGGAAGCACCGCCGTGTCGTTTACCTTGACCAATAATCTGATTAGCGCCAACGACACAATTATCGTGTGCGTTTCTAGCAATACTACTGGTAGCGCGGCGGGTGCTTATACCACTTACGTTTCTTACCTATCTGCTGGTTCTGCTTTAATCACATTGCGGAATTTGACTACGGCTACTTCATATTCTGAAGCTGTCATCATTAACTTCTGCATCATCCACGGCGCAAGTTAAAAGGAGGGGGCCAAAAGCCCCCTTTCTCCTATGGAAATATATCTCTCCCATCCCATCCACGGTCGCAAAATAGCGACGATGGAACTTGAAGCAAAAGCCGATGAAAAGAACGGCTGGACAAGATATACTCAGGACACGCCTGTAGCTACTGAGGCGGCTCCTGTAAACGCACTGGAAGTTAAGCGCCGTCGTAGAACTGAACCTGAAGGAGCCTAGTCATGGCGACATACACTGCTGGCGATCAAATCAACCGGTCGTTGAGGTTGCTCGGCGTGTTAGCCGAAGGCGAAACTCCCGCCGCATCTGTATCTCAAGACGCCCTCATGGCGCTTAACCAGATGATCGACTCGTGGAACACCGAACGGCTGTCCACCTTTGTTACCCAAGACCAAACTTTCCTGTGGCCTGCTGGCTTTATCAGCCGCACGCTCGGCCCTAGCGGCGACTTTGTAGGCCTGCGCCCGATCCTGATGGACGACGCCACCTACTACCGCGACCCAGGCACCAACGTCAGCTTTGGCATCAAATTCATCAACCAGCAACAGTACGACGGTATCGCTGTTAAAACGGTTACGTCCACCTACCCGCAAGTCTGCTGGGTCAACATGGGCTTTCCTGACATTACGCTGACAATTTACCCCAAGCCAACCCGTGAGTTGGAATGGCACTTTATTAGCGTACAAGAACTTGACCGCCCCGCTGACTTGGCCACCGTGATGTATTACCCGCCAGGCTATCTGCGGGCGTTTACTTACAACTTGGCGATGGAGTTTGCGCCTGAATTTGGCGTGGAGCCCAGCCCCCAAGTGTCACGTATTGCCATGACCAGCAAGCGCAACCTCAAGCGCATCAACAACCCTGACGATGTGATGTCCATGCCCTACGCCATTGTGGCCACACGACAGCGGTTTAACATCTACGCTGGCAACTACTAATGAAAACTCCCATCCTAGGTTCCAGCTACGTCGCCCGCAGCGTCAATGCTGCGGACAACAGGATGGTCAACCTGTTTCCCGAGATTGTCCCCGAGGGCGGCAAAGAGCCGGGCTTTTTGCAACGCGCTCCAGGTCTGCGCAAGCTGTGTACCGTAGGCATCGGCCCCATCCGAGGTGAATGGCAAGCAAACGGGATTATGTATGTAGTCTCTGGCAATGGTTTTTACAGTGTCGATGTCAATTGGGTGCCCACACCTATAGGCACCGTAACAGGTACTGGCCCAGTCAGTATGTCTGACAACGGCGTTCAAATTTTTATTGCCACCAATCCTGACGGCTACATTTACAACACGTCGACTGGCGTGTTTGCGCAGATTACCGATCCCGATTACCCGGGTGCGGTGACGGTGGGTTATTTGGATGGGTACTTTGTTTTTAACGAACCCAATAGCCAAAAAGTCTGGGTGACTGATTTGCTTGATGGCACTTCTGTCAACCCACTAAGTTTTGCCAGTGCCGAAGGTTCGCCTGACGGCTTAGTTTCTTTGATAGTTGACCACCGCGAGGCTTGGTTGTTTGGCACCACGTCAATTGAGGTTTGGTACGACGCTGGCACGCCTGATTTCCCCCTACAGCGCATTCAAGGCGCGTTTAACGAGATTGGCTGCATTGCCCCCTATTCAGTGGCCAAGATGGACAATGGCCTGTTTTGGCTGGGCGCCGACGCTCGTGGCCAAGGCATCGTCTACCGTTCCAACGGCTACACCGGCACGCGCATATCTACGCACGCTGTTGAATGGCAAATTCAGCAATATGCCGATATGTCCGATGCCTTGGCGTATACATACCAGCAAGATGGCCACAGCTTTTACGTTTTGATTTTCCCTTCAGCCAACACGACTTGGGTTTATGACGTGGCCACTCAGGTCTGGCACGAGCGCGCAGGCTGGTACAACGGTCAATTCACTCGCCACCGTTCTAACTGCCAAGTGTCGTTCAACAACACAATTGTGGTGGGCGACTTCCAAAACGGCAACTTGTACGCCCTTGATTTGGACGTGTACAGCGATTATGACCAGCCCCAAAAGTGGCTGCGTTCATGGCGCGCTCTGCCCACCGGCCAGAACAACCTCAAGCGCACAGCCCATCACAGCCTGCAATTGGACGCCCAGACCGGCCACTACATGGCGCCCGTCGGTGGCTCTGACCTGCTGATTACCGAAGGCGGCGACAACATTATTACTGAAGCGGGCGTGTATTTGGCCGCGTCAATCACTGATGTCATCAACCCCGAGCCGCAATTTATGCTGCGCTGGTCGGATGACGGCGGTCACACATGGTCAAACGAACATTGGTCTGGCGGCGGCGCTGTGGGCGCGTATGGCAGGCGTATTTTCTGGCGCCGACTGGGCATGACGCTCAAGCTGCGCGACCGAGTTTACGAGTTGTCTGGCACCGACCCAATCAAAATAGCAATCATGGGCGCGGAACTTATCCTGAGTCCCACGAATGCTTAACGTAACTAATATCCCTTCTGCGCGGGTCGAATTTATCGACCCAAAGACTAACCTTGTATCAAGGGCGTGGTATCGGTTTTTCTTTAATTTGTTTGTGCTTAGTGGTTCTGGACAGCCGCCAGCGGCCCCTACTGCTGTCACGCTGACTGCTTCGCCGTTTACCTATACCAACACGTCAGACTTGCTAATAGACGTAATGATTAGCGGCGGCGGCGTGTCAAATTTGGAATTTTCCCGCGATGGTGTTACATTTTTAAGCACGGGCAGTTATTATGGGATGTTTGGCTTATCGCCAGGAGACCAACTTCGTGCAACCTATGTATCACCGCCAACAATAACTGTTATTCCGAGGTAACTATGACTACTTACTTGACCCCCAACCCCAAGATACAATTTTTTGATTCCAATGGAAATCCATTGGCTGGGGGCAAACTGTACAGCTACGCCAGTGGAACCAGTACCCCTTTAACAACGTACACTGATTCGTCAGGCGTTACGGCTAACACCAACCCAATTATTCTTGACTCGCGGGGCGAGTGTGATCTTTGGCTTAGTGGCGCCAATTACACATTGACGCTTAAAACCGCCAATGATGTACTGATCTGGTCAGTTGACGGCGTAAACGGCTCTTTTAGTGCAGGCAATATCAGTTACACACCTGCTGGCGCTGGCGCGGTTACCACTACAGTGCAAGCCAAACTGCGCCAGACCGTCAGCGTTCAAGACTTCGGCGCCGTGGGCGACGGCGTTACCGACGATACGCTGGCCATCCAAGCGGCTATTAACGCGCTGTCCGCAGCCGGTGTTGGCGGCACCGTGTTGCTGCCCGCAGGCGCGTACAAAATCACTGAGAACTTGAGCATCACTTGGCCCAACTCTACCGATCAGAACTCACCCGGACGCATCACGATCCAAGGTGATGGGGCTGACATATCCTACATCTATGACTACCGCTCAAACGCCTCGGCGGCCACGGGCGGCGCCATCACGATGGACTTTACGACGGGTTACGACAACAAGTTCTTCACAATGCTGTTTGGCCAATTTAGCATTATCAAGAAGTTCAACGCAACAACGTACGCCAGCGGCTCCTACACGATTGGCGTGGGTACCGGCCTATACATGAAGAACGTGCCAATGCTGGGCGAGATGACTGACATCCGCATCATTGGTTACAACACAGGCGTTGTAATGAGCGACTGCTTGGGCGTCACGGTGTCCAACTTTAACGTCCAACTGGCTGACCTTGGCTTTGTGGTGTCCAAGTCCACGTTCTCTGAGCCGACCATGACGCAGTTCAACAACTGCACGGTGGCAGGCATCAAGTCCGTGGCCTATGTGATTATTGGCGGTGGCCCAGTTGTCTTTAACGGCGGTATTATTGAACTTTGCGGCACTAC